TTTTTCACATTTTTCTTATCAACCGCCTGTTTATTATTCATAAATATTTATTATTAGTTTGTTAATATCTATAATTTTATACTATTTACAAAGAATGCAAACAAATATTATAAAAAATACGATATAGAATATAAACAAGAAAATAAAAAATCAATGTTATTATTCCTAAAATTATTTGTAACATTGATATTTTTCCTTTAGATGTAAAAATTTTATAAATACCACTTGCTATAAAAAGAATGATAAAAATAAAGATAATCCATGTTAATACAAAAAATAAATCGCAATATTTAACATTTAATGGACCAGTTACAGAGGAAAAAAAAGAATTCATCGGAGGGGGCGCAGTGACAGGTACCTTTTCTTGAAAATGAGACATTTTTACAAAGTATATATATACCTTATATATATTTTATTTTATGTCAACTGGATCAGGAACATCATTTAATCAATCTTATAATACTATAGAAGAAGGTAGTTTGCCTCTTCCGTATCCTTCTAACATAGAAGGTGATATTGGAATTTTTGAAAAAGGGATTGACGCAATTTCTACAAACTATCAACCTAATTTATCTTCTATTAAATTTACACAAGGAGGAAAATGCGTGGAACAAGAACGAAAACGAGGAGGAAAAAAGTGTAAAAATAAAAGCAAATGTAAGGTTGGCAGTAAAAAACAGAAAAGAAACTTAAATATAAAAAACAAAACTGGCCGACATAGCCGAACTCGACCTAAATCCGCCAAATAAAAGAAATAAAATCAACCATATACTCTCTCAACTCTTTTATTTTTATTATAATGTTGAAAGATCTAATAAACATTTTCCATTTCCAATGTCGACCGGAAATTCATCTGAAGAACTTGAATTTGTTAGAAAATTAGGAGTATATAATGTTTTCCATACAGAGGGTTTACTATTAATTTGCAACATTGCATTATTGGTATTTAAATATAAATCGCCTTTTGTTTTTTGTATTTTATAATTGCATTTTTTATAATATTCTTTTCTTTTTGTCCATTGATTTTGAAAAGTAGAATGAGAATCAATTATATCTACAATTATTGGCGAATCGTGTTTTTTACGTAAAATACGCCCTACACATTGAATTATGTCCGTTTTAGGAGAAGCTAGTATTAATGTAGAAAGAGAAGGTATATCAAGCGCTTCACTACTCATCATATAAGTTGATAATACCACTTGTTTTGTATTAGCGGTTTCATCCAAATCAAATTGTTTCATCCCACCTACATAGAACCCGACTGAAATGCCATTTTCTGTTAATTTTTGATAAATATACTCTAGCATTAAACGAATATGACTCAATAATAGAATTTGTGATTTGTTATTTTCATTAATAAGATCCTTAATTATTTTCACTATAAAATCACTTCTTGGTTCATAACCACATATCTTTGAAATCATCGTGGAATAAGCAATTTCCCCACGATGATTTGTTATTACATTACTATATTCGTTATCATTCGTTGAATAATCAATACCACGTACACTCACGAAATCATCTCCTTTACGTTCAATTGAATATATAATATCTCCTATAAACATTTGTATTAAATTTTCCATTTTGTCTTTGCGATTTACAGTTGCCGAAATACCCAACCAAAACAGAGGTTGTATTTGAAACAAACATTTATGGAATTGCGAACTACCAATTCTATGTACTTCATCTACTATACAAAGACCAAATGATTGAAGATCAAATGTTTTTTCTTCATTATACAAAGTTTGCATCATAGCCAAAACTATATCTTTATTTTCAATATCGAAAATTCGTCCTTGAATACGGCCAATACGCGCATCAGGTGTAAATTCACGGATTCTTTCTATCCATTGATTCATGAGAAATTCTTTATGAACTATGATTATTGTTTTTTTTTGAATAATTGATATTATTTTTATAGCACATACTGTTTTTCCGGCACCTGTATATAATGAGAGTATTCCTCCTCCACCAACTATTCCATTTGACGTAGCACAAATGGGATTATTTGTACAATTAATATATGTTTCAACCGCTTTTTCTTGATAATCACGTAATTTTTTAACAAAAGTAATATTAATATTTTCTACATTATTACCAATTTCACTCTTGTTAGGAAATCCATACCGTTTTATACCATAGAACCTAGGTATATAAATCTTTTTACTATTTTCTTTATAAACGGGAATAGGTATAGGTGGTGGTGTTCCAGAAATAGGAGTATCTATAATAGGTATTAAAGATAGTTCATTGTATAATGTATTTAATTCGTGTGATGAAAGAATGGATTTGGGTATTGTATAGCCTTTTTGTCCAAGATAAGAATTTGTAGAAATTATTTTTTTTATTTCATTTGTTAATGTTTCAGAAGGGGGTTTATTGTTATTTTCTTTTTCATTTGTTAATGTTTCAGAAGGGGGTTTATTGTTATTTTCTTCAATTAAATATGGTATAGAGGAATGGTCGTTCTTTTTAGAACTGGTAATTTTGGTATAAGGAAATTTCAATGATTTTAATGTAGTTTTCATTTCTACAATAAACCTGGTTATATTAATAATAATAAATATTTTATATAATTTTATCAATTTTTTATATGAGATATTATTATATTAAACAATACCAACACAAATGAAATATTTTAAGAGTCCCATTGAATATATTTTATTGGTACTTTTTATTTTATATTTAGTTTTACCGATTAATTTGCCTGAACCTTTTGCAAAATTGGTTGAAACCCCTTTAGGAGTTATCGGTTTGTTTATAATTACAATAGCTATTTTTGTGTATATTAATCCTATATTGGGCGTATTATATATCTTAGTTGCGTATGAATTATTAAGAAGATCTACTCATTTTACAAGTAAAACATCGTATATAGAACATACTCCTACCCAAATAGAAAAAGACGAAAAGATGCGAAAAATGAATCCGCCTACAGAAAAAACACTAGAAGAATTGGTCGTTCAAAAAATGGCTCCTATTGGTGAAAGTATCTTTCTAGAAGGTCGTATAGAAAATGAAAAAGGACAAATTATTAGAGGGGCGTTTCAACCAGTAAGCGAAAATATACATAATGCGGAAAGTGTATAAAATAATTAACTGAACTATATAACAATTTACTAGTGTAAGAACTTCTAATTCGCATGTAATATATGTACGATTAATACTATAACAATTATATGATTTCAAATATTTTATAAAATCTAAAATATTTGATAATATTTTTATGAACTCGAAAATGATATCAATACTTTGTCATAATTTGTATTTTTTATGGTAGTTGTTGAAAAAAACATATCACTAATTAGAATAAGCCACGCCAGCCATACCACTCATAACACGCAGAATATTATAGTTAACGGCATAAACACGAACCTTGGCAGTAGCCACACCTGCAACAGTACCTGCAGAAAGAACCAACTGAAGAACAGCATTGTCAATTCTGGAAAAATTACATGATCCACTTGGCTGATGTTCTTCTGGACGAAGAGCAAAACTATAAACATTTATACCAGTATCGGGATTACGTGTATGGTGTTGATAAGGCTGAACAACATCGAAATAAGAACCTTCACGCTCAGAAAATCTATCCTGACCATTAAGTTGAAGCTTTGCTGTAACAACTGGATTTTCACCCCAACAATGCATGTCAAGAGCTGTTTCAGACAGTACGAATGTACCTGCGTCACTAACATATGATCCGGATGGATTATCCATTTGTGCGTTAAAAGGATCATAATTCCAATCATCACTAGTACCCGCCTCCCCATCTAATGCGCCTGGCATTTGAAATAGTCCGGTTGTTGCAATAAACCCATTTGTACCTTTTGTTTCAGTTGGACCACCAAATGCATGAATAGCATTAGGAAGCGCATCAATTGCATCAGTATAGTTAAACGGCTGGGCTCCAAGAGTACGGAAAAGAGTTTGACTGGACTCAAGTGAAGAACAGTAATCAACATTCGCGTCAGGCTGAACAACCCATATAAGTTCCTTAACAGGATGGTTAAAGTTCAATTTAATTTTATTGGAAGATGATCCTACACTCTCGTCACCAGTAAATTGTAGTTGTTCAATCAAATATTCATGAGGATTTTGGGCCATTTTACGGCGTTCATCAGTATCAAGGAAAATATAATCTACATAAAGAGATGCAGCAACAAGTGACTGCTGATAGGCAGCAGTCACACTAACCGTACCGGAAGCTTGATTGAGTGAGCCAACCGCCCATAGACATTCACCAATAGGACGGATATCGAGATTAATTTTAACTTCGTGGTATTGTACGTTACCACATACCCCAGTTTTCACTGTATTTATCGTTTTTTATATTTTATTTAATAACAACCGGATTACATATGACACATTGTTTTAAATAAAAATAAAATTCGGGGACTAGACTGTAACTTAAATAATCATCAAGGATAATTACTCCTTTCATACCAATCATCATTCAGTCGTTGAGCCTTCACCATACCCTAATTATAACGGGGTTAGGCGCTTGGTTGCGGATTGTCCATTTCAGATACATTTGTATCATCATACGAGGCATTTTTACCATACTTGAGGTTTATTCTCAACCACCGTAAAGTTTCCATTACGGTTTGGTAGCCTAAAATTGAAACATTGACACATTTTCAACTTTGTTATACGTCTTTAGGAGTTTCCCGCAGTTTGGTGATTTTGCCACCTGCTTTAACAAAAACAAGCGACTAACATCTGCGTTTGATGAAACGTAGTTTCATCCCGAAACGACAACATATTTTCTCTAAAACAGTGTTCGGATGTTTTAGGATGGATGTTTTTCTGCCCTACACATTTCAAGGCAATAAGAGGCAAAGAAAGACCAGGATTCTTAGAAAACCAAAATAGAAGAGGAATATAAAGAGTTGTTTCTGGAAGGGCTTGACGAGGAGCGCATACCTGTGAAACACCACCAGCGGAAGAACAAGGTCCAGAAATTGGTGCAAAAGTAGGATCAGTCATGTATGTAAGAGCAGTTGTATTACCAATCATTTTGTAGTAACCACGCTGTTGCTCTTTTGTAAGAGTTACTTGATTCCAAATATGCATCCAGTCACCATACTGTCTATCAATACGCTGACCTCCGATTTCAACTTCCACCTGGGCAACCAACTGTTCACCAATAAAATCCAACCAACGGGCATAAACACCATCCTTAGCACCATTTGTATTTATTTGACGCTGATTAATTTCAGGAAGAGTTACTTGCAAGTAAGTACGGTAACAAAGATCACCGTTTCTACTTATAGTACAAGTTACACGACGTCCAAAATCAGCCTGACCTTGAAAAGTTTGTTCTATAGATTCCATTGCAAAATTAGTGTGGCGACGGTATGAAACCTTCCAAAAAGTGATTTCAGGAGTACCTGTAAGAAATACATCCTGAGCGCCGTATGCGACGAGTTGCATTAATCCACCTGCCATATTCTTTTAATATAATATATCAAAGAAAATAAATTGATCAAAAAATTTTCTTTAATCAAAGAAAATTCCTAAATATATAAAAATGTAAAATAATTATCTAGTTTAACGCTTATTAAATTAATTTTATTAGAAGTAAATAATATATTAAATATTATATAATATATTTGATACCACATATGGTGTCGTTTTAATATATGTAGTTATGGTTTGAATTAATTGATTGAAATAAAGAATGTTTAACTGTTCAGTTTAATGTTTACAGATGAATAAAACATAATTGGTTCCAAATATGTTATATATAAAAGTTATAAAAACGAATAATAGTTAAAAAATTGATATAAAATATAATATAAATATATATTATTTGTATTTTAATATTAAACACACAATATTCATCGAACTCTTTAAAATGGAAAAACAAATAATAAATAAACAACCACAAAATTTGGAATTTTCATACGAAACAATGTGTAATACAAATATTTTACAAGAAGAATATGAAATATGTATTGCTATACCTCAGTCAAAAAAATATATTGGATATATTACTTTAATTCAAGAACAACAATCATCTAATGGTGCTAATTTAAATCCTTTTTATCCAATATTAATTGTATATGAACTGAATCGTTATCGTAAAATAAACAATATATATAATATTGCAACAGTAAATCACTCACTTTGTGAAATTGCTGGTTGGATGAAAGAAACTATATTTTATGGTTCGATTATAAATAATTTCTTTATAATTGAAGATATACTTTATTACAATAATATTTCACTAAGAAATATGGTTTTTAAAGATAAGATCGATATAATTATCCGCATTTTATCCTTAAATGATTATTTTGACTTTTTACTACAACTACCTAACTCTTCATGTCCTCATCCATATGAATCATTGAATTTCGTATTACCATTTATTTTTAAAAATAATGAACAAACAACAATATCACATGTATCAAATAAAATACCTTATCCAATACATCATATACAATATAGATCTATCTCAAAATTAAAATCAATATTAAATGTAACAATAACAAGAAACGATTGTTTAAATTTAAATAATAAACATTCGTATATTACCAAAAATAATACTATATCAAATATTCAATTATCACCTAAATTATCACATTCGTATTTAGATAAACATGGTTCCGTTTTTAAATTTAATTATAATAAACCACAATATAAAAAAAAAACTATTTTTGAAGTCACTGCTGATAATCAAAACGATGTTTATTTATTATATGCATACAACAATATTTTAATATCAAACAATAAACATGTATTTATTGACGTAGCTTTAATAC